TCAGATAAAATTCGTTGCCAATTTCAATCTTACGTGGTTTCTTGTGTTCTGGAACTACATTCTCAAGTCCCACACGTAGAATACCATCTTCGATTTCAGCACCCTTAACTTCAATAGTGTCTGCAATGGTGATTACTTTGGTGAAAGAACGAGTACCGATACCACGATGTAGATATGTCGAATCGTCTTTGTCTTTCTTCTCACCTTTGATTGTCAAGTTGCCTTCTTGTACTTGAATATCAATTTCATCTTTTGCAAAACCTGCAACAGCAAGTTCTACAACATACTTATTATCATCTGCTTTGATAATATTGTGTGGTGGGAAAGTTGATGGTTTGATTTCACTATCAAGAATTTTCTCAACATCACGAATAAAGTTTTCAAAGCCAAGTGTTTGATGGAACAGAGGTCCAAATGAAATACGTGTCATACATTTCTCCTATTAAGCAAGTTAAATTACGTGACCCCGAAGGCATCACGACTTACTTGCCAATCTCAAACGCTGCGCGATTGACAAGGTAAGTTCTTTGAGGATTTGATTGAGTGAAGACCCGAACAAATTCGTTGGAGCCTTCTCTAATCACATCATCGTAATCTCTAGTAAATACTTCCTCTTTGGTATACTTGTTTATAAGTTTGACCAAATTGTTTTTCACCTTGTGCATGATCATTCACCATTTTAGTAATCGTTTTTCTTTTTACCAATATTATATTTAGCAATCAATTCCCACTCATCCTTTTCTTTAAAAGCAATGATTTTGATTTGGTGAATTGGTGCCATGTTATGTTCTACTATATCATAGTTGATAATCTTTAACAAGCCCCACTCTTCCAATAGATTAGCAATAGCATTACGTCTTTGGATATCATTTTCGGTAATCGTAGATGGTTTACCGTCTAATGCAAATAGTTCTTTAAAATGTGTGATGTAATACTTACCCTGCTTATGCAGGATATGGCAAGACTGATACAATACTTTTTCTTTCCTAGAAGAAACACCAATCCGTGTTAGCGTTTCCCTGACCTTCAAGAAGTCATCCTGCTCCACCAGAGTGACTTCAACAAATTTCGATAAATCAACCATATCATTTTCCTAACCCACCCGTTAAGGTCTGTTCTTTTAATTGTTGGATTTGTTCTTTGGTTAGTAGGCGCAAGGCTTCGAGTGCCTTGGTATCGGAGAATCCATAGACCAGCTTCACACATTCTATATCATCATTTTCTTCCGACTTTTCCCACTTCGCATAGGGTCTTTTCATAGACCTAATGGTATTTAGCAAAAAGTCATTCTGTAACTTCCTGTCTAAATGGGGACGCTGATTCATCTGATTTACAAAAGATACACAATCTCTATAAAATGATAACCCTTTGTTCACCAAGAAAGGTTTATAACTTTTCTCTGTAATTTCATCCACAATCAGATTCTTCTTACCCTGAAGAATATCCTTAACATAATCAAACGGGTTGCTCATTTCTTTTTCCTTTTCTTAAATCTCCTATGATACTCCAGCAATTTTTTAATACCTTCTTCATTATCTCCAAGCAATCCAAATGCAACGTTACATGCATTACAAAGCCATCCACGAAAGACAAGTGTTTCTGGATCGTGATCCATTGACAAACTAACTTTCCTTCTGCCAGCTTGATCTACTGGTGGCTTGCCACAACAATCACACACCTCTGTTTTTGGTGGTGCGGTCTTTCGTATGTGATTCGTTTGCTTTGAACGCTCTTTAATGCATGACCTGCATCTGGTATCATATCCATCGTAACACCCCTTGTGTTTAGGGAACTCGAACAAAGGTTTTTCGGTGCTACAGTATGAACATGTTTTTGAAAGTACTTTCTCTTCCCCAAAAAGGTTTCGTACTTTCAAATAAATTCCCCATTCGCCATGATCTCAGTCAGACATGCAACCAGATTGATTTCACGATCAGCAACGAATGCTTGTTTGTATTGATAGTCTGCAAGAATTACTACGATCTGTGGGATGCATTGTGGTTTCAAAAACTCATACATGCCATCATAAAGCTTACGATAAATTGTTGTATGATCACCATCAGATGTTGCTGCCCACTTACGCATGGCTGTGAAGTCTTTAGTCTTCAGGTACTTAACCACATCGGCAATCGACACATCAGCAATCTGAGATAGAAGACCTACATCAATCTTACCTAACTTGGCATATCGTTGTAGTTCATTGATGACACGACGAAAATCTGGAAAGTGTTTCTTGATAAGTTCAGCAACAACCTTCTTATCATATTCAGTTTTCTCTGAGTCTAAGACATGCTCGATTCGTTTGAAAAAACCAGATGCCATCTGTGTCTTCTCTTCAGCCTTGAGATTAAAATCTACAACGGCACAACGCGAATGTAATGGTTCAATAATCTTTGCTTTGTAGTTACATGTGAAGATGAATGAACAGTTGTTTGCAAACTCTTCAATGGCATTACGAAGAATAGCTTGTGCATTAGCGGTCAGGTAATCAGCTTCATCAATGATAATAACTTTTCTGCCACCAAAGAATGCTAATGAAGATGCGTAGTTCTTTACCTTGACACGAATTGTATCAACACCATTCTCATCAGAACCATTTATTATCATAAAGTCGCAGCCGACTTCGTTGCACATTGCCTTGGCGATTGTTGTCTTTCCTACTCCCGCCCCACCAGATAACAGGAGATTGGGTATCTCTTTTTGGTTCACGAATTCCTGAAATACCTTCTTTAGTCTGTCTGGAAGAATGCAATCCTCCACTTTCGTTGGACGATACTTTTCTGTCCACAAGAGATGTTCCATGAGAACCTTTCACATAAATCATATTAATTAAAAAACTCTTCAAGAGTTGTTTGGTTGTTCTCTTCTTCGATTATCTTTTCTTCAGCCGTAATTCTTTCTTGCTGAAGTGCTTGATAATCACTGTTGAGTTCGCAGCCCAAATATTGCCTACCATTCTTGATAGCAACTGCTGCGGTAGTACCAGAACCCATGAATGGGTCAAGCACTATATCACCTTCACGTGAACCCGCCAATACACAGGGTTCAATTAGTTCTTGTGGATAGACTGCAAAGTGTGCGCCTTTATATGGTTTGGTATTGACTGTCCACACACTACGCTTGTTAGCTTTGGTGTAGTCATTCTTTTTTAAACCACCCATCTTTGTACGACCTGGTGTGTTATTCAATCGAGTTTCATCACGATTGCGATCTGTGTTGTCTGTGCTGGTGGCATCATACTTAATTGCTTCATTGTCGTAGTAATAGTTCTTCGATTTTGAAAGCAAGAAAATATATTCATGCGCTTTGGTGCAACGATCACGAACTGATTCGGGCATGGGGTTTGGTTTATGCCAGATAATATCTTGACGTAGATACCAACCATCAGCACGAAGTGCAAATGCAAGCATCCAAGGAATACCAATCAAGTCTTTTTCTTTCAGACCTTCAAGTTTCAATCCTCTTTTGTGACAATTTTCAACCTCTGAAAACTTTTGACCTGCAATAGATTGTTTTCCTTGGCGTTGTCCAACACCTGGTCGGTAGTTGTAATAGCTGTCACCAATGTTAACCCATATCACACCGTCATCAGCAAGAAGTTCTCGAACATGTCGAAACACATCTACCAAATTCTCAATGAATTCTTCGGGTGATTCTTCAAGACCTATCTGACCTGAGTGACCATAATCACGAAGACCATAGTACGGTGGACTTGTGATGCAGGTTTGTACCTTGACACCTTCCGTTGCCCACCGTGCCATAGTTTCACGGCAATCTCCAAACTCAATTTTGTTCATAATATAAAAGTAAAAGATTAATCTTTTTGGTTCAGTGTATTGACTACTTCAAGGTAGGATTCTTTAACATGCCAATCAGTACCATTGACACCAAAGATAACTGTACGCATCTGTAGTTTAGCATTCTCATCTGGTGTGATCAGTTCAAACACTGATGCTACGATGTCTGAGTTGATAGCAATCGATTCACCCTCGAATGCTGACGATGCATTTGTGAACATTTTCATTGCCATAATTAAGCCTTTTCAAATTTAGAACCAGCTTCAGTTGCAACCCAATACTGAATGTTGGAAGTTTTATGTTTAAAATGTGAGATTCCTTTGGAAGAAATCTTGACCTCATATCCACCAGAAAGCATCTTAAAGTTTTCGGTTTTAAATATCATGCGATACTTATCACCATTACCTTCAGTGATCTGTAGGGAATCAGTGTGTTTTGAATCATCTGCCAAGTCTAATGTCGATACGAAAATCTGACCGCCATCAGATTCAACAACGATGTGTGGTGTTGATAGAACGTTTGCTGCTCTCATGATCCAATCAAAATCTTCTGCTGATATTTCAAATGCAATTTCAGGATCAGGAACTGCCAATTGTTTTTCGGGTGGAACGGTAATCATACTAGGCGCACAGAAACGATACTTGATCTTACTGCGACCTTTCATACCAGAGATAAGAACATTGTTGTCTTGGAAGTCTAGGTTAGTATCATCTTTATGTAAAGATATAACAGTAAGAAAATTATTCAGATCGAATACACCAAAGTCTGTTGGAATTTCTTCTGTGATTGTTGCTTCTGCCATCACATTCTTTTGGTTAGATACTGTACGAAGTGTCTTACCTTTTTTAAAGAATATGCCTTGATTGATTGAAGCAAAATTCTTCAATACAGTTAACGTGTCGTTGGACAGTTTCATAAATTACTCCATGATTAAAATTATTTTTCACTTGCTGAATACACTATATCATGTTCATATAAAAACATCAAGCAACACAGTGCATGTGCTAAGTGATGTCTACCGGATTCGGGATCAATTGTTTCACCTTCTTTGAATGCCCACATGTGTCTTTGGGCTGCATCAAAATATCGGTTGAGTGAATCCGGAACATGTTTCCAATTATCTGGTTCGTATTTTTCGGCACCGAAAGTCAGAACATCAGCAGTCGCTTTGAGTGCTAATGGTGGTAAAAGACCATATCGAATTTTACCACCATCAAATTTACGACCACCTTCTGTTGCGGTTTGGGATGCCTTGATAGCATCCTTACCCATTACAGTCTACCAGTATATTGTGCAACCGCTGGCATGTTACCAGTGAATGCGTAAGTACCGATGTGCTGAGTCTTCATCCAAGGACACAGATAGATTTGACCACCCATCTTACGCCACATCTGACAGAACATATAATCTTCTGATAGATAACGCTCTGAGCCACCACCAACGATAGAATCAACAGAGTCGATTACTGTATCAAAGTATGCATGAATGTAACGTGAACCATCAAAGTGTGCTTGACCAACATGATCTGGTTTGTATTTGATAGTTGGATACTGCACTGCCATCTTATCAAACACTTCACGCTTGATCATCATGTGACCTGTACCAATTTCCATAACCTCTAGTGGTTCAGAAACTTGGAATTGTTGTGTGCCTTTAACAACGTTGAACACATATTCTCCAACCAGATTCTCAAGTTCTTTGGGATTCAAGTCTGGATTCTTACGTGCAGTCTCGGCGATGTTATTCCAGTTGATAGATTTCTTAGGGTATGGACCACCGATAACATCTTTATCGAGTGCCATTAGTGCGACGATATCATTCGGATCAAAGTGGATGTCCGAATCGATGAACAACATGTGTGTGAAGTCTGTGCGGAGAAACTCATCTACAAGGTAGTTACGTGCCCGTGTGATGAGGGATTCGTTGAATAGGAAGGAGAACTTTACTTCGATTCCGTAACGCATCATTACGGTTTGTAGATCGAGACAGGATTTGACGTACAATCCATGTGACATGCCGCCATACATTGGCGTTGCTACGAACAACTTATTTTTTCTCAATTCCTCAATGTTTACCTGAATTTGCATAATTTACCCATAAAAAAGTGAAGATACTCTATATATATGCATCTTCACTTTGAAGTATGACAACCTGTTACAGCAATGTCAATACTTTTTATGGGTTTTTGTTTACTTTTAAAAGGGTTCTTCTACCGAAACTTCTGGTGTTTTAACTACCTCACTCAATGTTTCAGCAGTAGCACCCGCATCAATTTTGGTATACAAATCCATGAAAGAGATTTTGGTATCGATATCAAAACGATTCAAACTATACTCAATCGCTTTCATTTTGCTGCCAAAGATACCGTAGGTTTTAACAATGTGTACCAACCTACGAGTCGAAATAACTTCATCGCAAGCACCTTCAGCAAAGGTGCGACGAGTAACATCAGCCCACGTAACAAGTTTCTGAGCAAAGTCATCATCAGTTTTACCCACTGAAGAGAGTTCTTTAGCAATAATCTTTTGTTCAATCTTTGCAGGTGGCCAATCTTGTTCAAATGTATTTGGAAAACGTTCCAAGAAAGCTTCGTTCAATACATTCGTAAACATATAACGACCATCATCAGAACCTTTACCTTTGGTATTTGCTGTAGCAAACACAGTGAAACCATCGGCAGGTTTAACCAATTCGTTTTTCTTTTTCAGAAGAAATGGTTTACCTTCGAATACACGTTGTAGTGCTGACAGATTGTTTGAACCATAATCGATTTCGTCGATACACAGAACCGCACCTTGACGAGCAGCAACCGTTACTGGACCGTCACGCCACTCCATCTGACCGTTGATCAACACAAAGTTACCAAGCAAGTCACCTTCATCAGTATCTGGAGTCATGGATACGCAAATAAACTTACGATTAAGTTTGGCACAAGCCTGTTCAATCGACATTGTTTTACCGTTACCAGACTGACCAGTAATAAACACCGGAAAGAACTTATTTGTTTTGATGATTGTAACAACATCATCAAAGTTACCAAATGGAATGTAGTTATCGTAAACTTCTGGCACTAAGTTTTCCACTTCCAGATCAGTGACAACATTGGTGATACGATTTTCTACAGACTTTGGTTGTGTGATTGGAATAACTTGTGCCACCATATTAATACCCGCAGCAACATTAGCATCAAATGCATTAGGGACTTTATACATACCACGACCAATACGATTGGCATCGTCTTTGGTGAACCATTGTGGCAAAGGTACACCTGCAATTTCTGCTATATCTTTGACTTCTTGGAATGTAACTTCTGCTTTGTTGGTAGCAATCAATGCTTTGAGAAACTTCTCACGGATTTCAATTCGACTTGTCATAATATAAACTCCCATTCACAATGTACAACCATTATATTTGATAAACGGTAAACTGTCAAGCACCAATTTACCGTTGTATTTTTACCAATTATACTGCTATCAAACCAATGAATCTCGATACCAAAACACGATTGACTTGTCGTGTCTTATTATACTTCATAAATGCTTTGGTTAGATTTGTTGCATTCACTTTAGCAGGTGCTTCAAATTCATCATCAGTTACCGACAACGAGTTACCCGCAGGTAGAATAAAGAAAGAACTATAACCAGTATTACTTGATTCCAGAAATTTTTCTTTACGCAAAACCCTAGCATACTTATTCAGTGCATCTGACATACCATAGTTTTTTGGATCACTACGTAAACCATTCATTTCTTTATTAAACAACCTACGGCGTAATGCATTTTTTAGATAGTTTTCATCAGCAAGAAAGAAACCAATAATCTTGGTGCCAGTTGTTTTAGTCAACCATTCTGAGACAGCCCACCGTACACCATCACTATTCAATTCATCATGTTTCACTTGAATTTGAACTTTGTTCTTCTTGTCATTGATAAAAACATTCATCCAACCAGGAGCAAAACCGTTATGTCTTTGACTATCTGAATATGTGGAATCGATCTTATCAGCATCACCATCATGAATGACTACCGTATTCACGATATCCAAATTATTCTTTTCCCTAAACTTTTCAATCAAAGGTTTAACAGCAACCAAAGCTTCAGTCATTGGAGTATTTGATAATGCTTCGGCAGGAGTGCGGTAAAAATAATTAGCTTTCCAATTACCTCTGAACGTAGTCATCAGTGCCAAAATGTTTTTAACTGCTTTCAAGAATTGAGCATTACCCATATTCGAATTCAAGTACTCACGCAAATAAACGTTACTGAAAACCATTTCATTTGTTTTATCAGTAAAGCATTTTACGTTACCGTCTTCATTCGGGAAATCACTTACACGTGATATTGCACTATTACCATAACCATAAACGGTAAACGGTATGTTAACTTTGCGGCAGAATGTGGACAGAATCAGAATCTGTTCAAATGATGCTGACAAGTTACTCTGCATTGAACCAGACTTATCCAACAACAAAACCAGACCATGTGATTTACCTTTGGGTACACGCATAATCTTTTTGAAGATGCTATCGTCAAGTTGATATTTGTAAATTTTATTTACATCAATGTCACCAGTAGATGCAACTTTTGCTTTGGCAAATTTACTTGCGGCTTTACGCATCTCAAATTCTTTGGCAAGCAAACCAATATAACGTTCATTCTTTTTACGAAACTGATCATACAATGTTTGAACAACACTATCATAATCAGTACATTGACTCTTGAATTCTTCAGTAAGAATTTCATGAACACGTGCTACTGGAGTAATAATGTTCTTTAGAATTGGTGTTGGTAATTCAGCGTAAAAGTATGTACGTGATTTGGCATCCAACAATTTCTGTTCGTTATTACGAATCGTTTCATCAGTTTCACATTTTGGTTCTATATCTTTATCAGCGTTTTGGGAACGCTTATCACGATTGATTTTGTTACCATTTTCATCAAACTCTTCATCTTCATCACCATCGCCTGGCTCACCTGGCTCACCCCTATCAAATTCTTGATCGGATTCTTCACCATCGTCATCAGACTCACCAGATTTGGTACCAGTTTCATCACCATCAGAATCTTCAACGAAGTATTCCTGTTGGAATTGTTTCATTTTACTTTGTTCATCTTTGGAGTAATTCCAAATTTCTTCAGTGACTCTGAGAACATCTTCCCATGTTTCACAATCTTTAACTTTCTCTACCAACTCTTCTTCATAGTCGGTGAAGTTAATATTTAAAGTGTAATCAGATTTTGTAAGTATGTTAAGTCTATCAATGAAAGGTAGTTCATCTAGGTTACGATCTTTGATACCAAAGAAATCACGAACCATCAAATTTTCATAACCGCGAATGAATGATGAACGCAGACCAGGATACTTACGTTTGATTTTCTTTTCAATACGTGGGTCTTCGATTACATTCAGGAAGCTTTTGTACTTCTGACCGCGATCACATACCGCAGTGTGCCAACCATCTGTTGGAGTATACAATGCGTGACCAACTTCATGACCCATCAAAAGATCATAGAGACTACCCGACATATCTTCCCATATTGGACAGGTCAAAACCCGTGTTATAGGATGAAAGGATGCTGTCTGAGCCTTGGCATGTTGAACTGTGATGTTCTCGGTAGCCATTAGTTTGGCTAACTGTGATTTCTGTTGCGAATTTGGTGTGATATCCATTTGTCTCTCCATTGAATACACAACAATCTTACAACAAGTCGATCAAAAATTCAAGGTAAATGATTGTTGTTACAAAAATACAACACTATTTACGATTTCGTTGTATCTTTTTGATAATTTTTACTTGCTTTTTCTTTGCCATTTGTAATGCTACTGGCTTAACATAATTGGTAAAACGTATACCATTCAAGTGGTCTAGTTCATGTAAGAAACATAAAGCACTTACGCCTTGAAGTTTACCCTCTTTAACCACACCAAACTCATCTATATATTCTACATCAATCCACTCAGGTCTTTCGATACCAAGAAACAATCCAGGATACGACAGGCATCCTTCCTTAGTTTTTATTTTTGTTTCTGATTGGTTTACTACTTTAGGATTGATACATGTTATTTGAAATTCATCTGTTCCTATAACAAACATTCTTTCCGAGACACCACATTGATTAGCAGACAGACCTAGACCAGCATATAGTTTCATGGTCATTCGCATACGCTTGGCTAATGTAACCAATGCTGGATTGGGAAATTCACCTTTGTATTCTGGCATAACTTTCTGAAGCAATGGGAAGTCTTCACCATAGATTGGTAACTGTTCAATCTTTTCGGTTGTCTGTATACCTGCACTGGTATCAATCGTTAATATCTCACTCATTTTACCACCTTTGAAAAGTTCTTTACCTTTTGAAATTTAATAACATTTGTAAACTTATCCTGTAGGATATCACCCTTATGACTAATCACAAATAAATTTACATCTTCTAATGAATGTAGAATGCCCATCAGTTTTTCTGTTCCTGTGGTATCTAAAGATGAATCAAACACTTCATCCAGTATCAATAAATTAGTGCTGGATGAGTTCTTTAGTTTTGCAACTGCTCTCCATGTCAGCATCAATGCCATATCAATACGTTGCTTCTCACCCTCAGAAAAATTATGATATGAGAAATCATCTCGATGTCTGGACTTGATTGTTTCCTTAAACGATTCATCCAGATTAAAGTTAACAAAGAAATCCATCGATGACAAGTACATGTTGATCAACTTATTAATTACTGGTAAGTATTGTTTGATGATCTTGGTTTTAATTCCAGTATCTTTCAACAGGACAGCGGCTGCATCAAAGTATGACTTCTCATCTCTCAGAAGAATTAGTTCATTAGCAATAACTACTATCTGTTCCTTCAACTCTTCAAGTTCTTTTGCTGCATTCTCATCTTTGATTTGTTCTTGCTGTAAGAGTTCAAGTTGTTTAGTCAGTGTGTTGATAGCATTACTAAGACCAGTAATAGAAGTATTAGTAACTGCCAATTTAGTGCGAAGATCATATAGCTTTTCCTCTTGCTGATCCAATACATCAAATAAACTTTCCTGTTCTTTTAGTTTGTCTTGGAGTTCTCGTTGTCCCGTCGATAGTTCCAACTCTTTACCGGACAGTCGCTGAAACTCCCCTTCCTTAAACTCCACGGTAATGGCTTGCCTACACGTTGGGCAATCCTCATTGTGTTCAAAGAAATGTTTATCCACTCCCACTTTAGATATTTTTTCCTCAATTTGAGATTCAATTTTTCTAAACGATTTGATCTTCGCATCAACTTTATTTTTCTCTGCCACGGAAACGGTAAGTTCTTCAACCTGTTTTCCCAAGACAACAGCCGATTCATGTAAGGTTTGTAAGGCTTTCTTCTGACTATCAATCTGATCAACATGGTCTTTTACCCTCACTTCAATACTTTGATTGGTGTTATCGAAATGTTCTTTCTTTATATCATATCTTTGTTTAAGAAGTTCCAGTTCATTCTTCTTGATAATCGTGTTATCTTTATTGCCTGATGACCTAGACTTCACCAGACTATTCATACTGGAAAAGATTTGAATGTCTAGCAGGTCTTCGATGATTGCTCTACGATCACCAGCAGACAACTGCATGAATGGAACAAACGATGCTGAACCTAGAATAACAATCTGAGTAAACGATTTAAAGTCTAGCTTGATAATGAATCGTTCAAGATATTCTTGATAGTCTTTTGTGGCTGCATCCTGATTTAACAGAACACCATCCTGATAAATTTGAAAGATGTTTGGTTTGATACCACGAATAATTTTAAAGTTCTTAATGCCAACTTCAAACTCTACCTCTACCAAACATTCTTTATTATTGATTGAGTTCAGTAGTGTGGGCTTATTAATATTACGAAATGCTTTACCAAATAAAGCAAAACACAATGCATCGAGCATCGTTGATTTACCAGAACCATTTGCTCCAACTACCAATGTGTTTGGATTGGCATCTAGTTTGGTTTCAATCCAATAGTTACCCGTCGAAAGCATGTTCTTCCAACGTAATGTTTTAAATTTTATCATTCAGAATCATCATGGTTTATAGCTTCAACATATATTTCACGCATCAATGTTTTCAGCTTTTCATTCTCAACAGGTAGTTTGAGATTGTCAATGTATTTGGAAAGGATAGTTATAGTATCTTCTGCCTGATCAATAATGTCCTGATCATTGGTTTCAGAATCCTCACTGAAGTCTTCTACAATAGTGATGTCTGTAACATCGGCTTTGTATAAACTTTCAATTACAAAATCAAATAGGAATGGATTTATTTTATCTACGACAATAACTTTGACATAACAATCTTTGTATACACTGTAATCAAAAGTGCGCCACTGTTCGGCTATGTTTTCCAGACTATCATTGTAGTTAATCTTACGGAAAATTCTATGGGGGTTACGGAAGAATTCTAGTTCACGGGTATTTAAATCGAAGATATGAAATCCACGCATGTCATCGTAATCAGACCAAGTGATTTCACCAGGCGTACCAACATAGTAGATATGTCCGTCACTGGAACGATGATGGAAGTGTCCAGTAAGAACCATATCATACTTTGATAACAGTGTACGATCTAAACCTTCATGACAAATAACGCCTCGTTCCATTTCAAATCCAGCAATTTCAAAATGACCGAAACAAATCTCTGAACGACTTTGTTTTACTTTATCAAAGATTTCAGCTTCGTTACTATCACATAGCCAAGGGATAATATCAACATTAATCCCGTCAAAATCAACTGTATTAAAAGAATTATGTACAGTAACGTTACCATATTCCCCTAGTAATAGTTCTGAAGAGTTAACCTCTAATGTATTCTTAAAAGCAATATCATGATTACCTAAAAGAGTTATCAGTTTGATATCATATTCTTTAAGCTTGTCAAAAAAGTATTTTCTAGCTAAGTGTAAAGAATTGAAGTTGATATACTTACGGCGATCAAACAAATCACCTAGTTGAACAACAGTCTTAATGTCATTCTTTAATAGATGTGGGAAGAAAGTTTCCGTATAGAACTTCTCATAGTATTTATGGAAATCCAACGAGTCATTTCGCATTCCAAAATGCGTATC